CCCACGGAGACTGTTGGGAGACGCTGTAGCCGCACGCGAGGCGGGCCGGATGAACGCCCGCCTCCCTTTATGGTGTTGCTCATGGAGGGTCGTCGATGAATGAGTCGCTACGTGACCGCGTTGTGCTCCTGCTAACGAACGGCATGAGCGTCGAGGCCGCCGAGGGGTACTGTCTCAAGCAAGGCAGTCTGGACGCAGAGGCCGCCCGGCGTCTGGTGTCCGAAGCCCGTCAGCGAATTACCGTGGCCGCCGACTACGCGCGGGACGAGCAGTTGGGCAAGGCCGTCATGCGCCTGGATGACCTCTACGCCAAGAGCATCGCCGCCCATGACACGCGGACCGCGCTCCAGGCCCAGCGGGAACTCAACCGCCTCCTGGGCCTCTATGCGGCAGCCGACGCGGCCGGGGCCGCAGCCGAGGGCGACGATGATGCCGACCGGCGGCTGGAACTCGTCGCCAGTTACCTGTTGCCGCTTAACCTGACCGATGAACGTTACCCGGTGGAAGAACATGCCCGTATCGCAGCCGAAATCATCCGCACACAGGGTCTCGCACGCAGCGTATGACCGGCAGCGGGCGAGGTCGAAGGCCCGCAGCGCCTTCATCACGCTCGCCGGCCAGGACATCGCCCCGCTCTCTCCCTGCGCCCACCCCACCGAGCGCCGGCGGGCAGATGGGGACTTCCGCTTCTTCTGCGAACGTTACTTCCCCCGCGTATTCAACCTCGCGTGGTCGCCTGACCACCTGCGTGTGATCGCCAAGATCGAGTGCATCGTGCGCGAGCGCGAAACCCTGGCCGTCGCCATGCCGCGCGGCAGCGGCAAGACGAGCCTGTGCCTTGCGGCCGTGGAGTGGGCCATCCTCGCCGGCCATCATCCGTTCGTGTACCTGATCGCGGCGACCAATGAGGCCGCCGTGGCGCTCCTGGAGAACATCAAGAGCCACTTCACGGGCAACGCACTCCTTAAGGCGGACTACCCCGAAGCCCTTGAACCGATCTGGAAACTGGACGGCGAGTCCCGCCGCTGTACCGGCCAGCGATACTACGGCGTGCCCACGCGAATCGAGTGGGGCGTCGAAGAAATCATCATGCCCACGATGCCCAGCAGCCCCTCCAGCGGCGCCATCATCCGCGTGTCGGGCCTGACGGGCAACATCCGCGGCGCCCTTTGCGCGCGACCTGACGGCACGAGCGTGCGGCCGACCATCGTAATCTGCGACGACCCGCAGACCGACCAGTCGGCCCGAAGCCCCCTCCAGACCGCCGAACGGTTGTCGATCATCAACGGCGCGATCGCGGGCCTCGCCGGTCCCGGCCAGCGGACGGCGATCATCGTCCCGTGTACCGTCATCCGCGCGGGCGACATGGCCGATCAACTCTTGGACCGGCAGAAGCACCCGGAGTGGCACGGCGAGCGGACGAAGATGGTGTACGCATTCCCCACCGCCGACCGCCTGTGGTCCGAGTACGCCCGCATCCGGGCCGAGAGCCTGCGGGCCGGCGGCAACGGCCACGAGGCTACGGAGTTCTACCGCGCCAACCGCGAAGCGATGGACGCCGGCACCGAAGTGGCATGGCCGGAGCGGTTCAACAAGCACGAACTCTCGGCCATCCAGCACGCGATGAACCTGCGCCTCAAGGACGAGGCCGCGTTCTTCAGCGAGTACCAGAACGAGCCGATGCAGGACCAGTTGGCCGAGAGCATCCTTACCCCCGATGATGTAGCCGCGCGCTTCAGCGGCCGTCGCCGCGGTGAAGTGCCCCTGTCATGCTCCACCGTCACCATGTTCATCGACGTACACGACAAGGCCCTGTTCTACTGCGTGGCCGCCTGGCAGGAGGATTTCACGGGGTTCATCCTGGACTACGGCACGTTCCCCGACCAGCGGCGGCCGTGGTTCACGCTCGAAGCCGCGCCGCACACGCTGGCCCGTGCCTATCCTGGCGCCGGGATCGACGGGGCGATTCAGGGGGGCCTTGAAGCCCTCGTCGGCCAGTACCTTTCGCACGAATGGCCGCGGGCCGGCAAAGGCGGTGTGCTTCGCGTCGAAAAATGCCTCGTCGATATGGGCTACAAGCCCGGCATCGTCGCGGCCGTCAAACACAAGGCGGGCGGCGCCACGATGGTCCTGGCGAAGGGCGTCGGCATCCGGGCCGGCTCGCGGCCGATGTCGATGTACAAGCGCCATCCCGGCGAGGTCCACGGCCACAACTGGTACTTCCCCAACGTGAAGGGCACGCAGGAGTTCCCGCACGTGGCGGCGGATGTGAACTGGTGGAAGACGTTCGTCCATGCGCGGCTCTCGGTCGTGCCCGGCGATCCGGGGGCACTTACGCTCTTCGGCAAGTCCGCCAGCGAACACGCACTCTTCGCCGAGCACGTCGCCGGTTCCGAGACCTGGACCCTCACCCACGGCCACGGCCGCGACGTGCAGGAGTGGAAGTTAAAGCCCTCTCGCCCCGACAACCACTGGCTCGACTGTCTCGTCGGCTGCGCGGTGGCTGCCTCGATCTGCGGAGTGAAGTTGCCCGGCATGGACGCCCGGCCCGGCCGACAGCGGAAACGGTACACACAGGATGATTTTAGGAGGAAGATGTGATGAGAACGAAGCGAACACTATCCACCCGCGCGCCTATGGCCACGGTAGCCACCGCGACGCTCCCGGCTCGCCAAGGTAAAGCCGTGGCAAGTCCGGCCGAGCAACGCGGCCTGGAATGCAGGGTTTGCGGCTGCAAGCACTTCCGCGTCATATACACCCGACCCGCATGGGGCGGTCGGATCGTGCGGCGCAGGGAGTGCCGCCATTGTGGCAAGCGGGTAACTACCTGGGAGCGGCCGACAGGGGACGGCCTTCCGTTTCCGCCGCCCCAGGTGCCGGGCGAGCGGCGACCAGGGCATTCTTGGCCACAAAACTCCTAAAGACCAATTGCGTAAAATGGCAATAGTATATATGGTAGTATCGCAGCATGCACAACAGCGCCAACAGCCCCGTGGTTCCCATCCACCACACATGCTCCCCATGCTGCTCAGGCTGCTCCGGGTTGGACACAACTACTATTATGTCATACAGCCAGAGTATATAGAACGCAACCGCCATGCTTCGCATCAGGCCATAAAGGTGCCATGCCTGCATCAGCAGTTTCGGCTGCTTGTCTCCTGATTGAGCCACGTCGAGTGCGGCCAACCAGAACACGTTCGTCCCAAGTCGGTTCGGGTGACGGCCAAAGACTCGCACAAAAGACGCTTCCACCATCTTCTGAAAGTCAACTGGGAACGCACGCCCAATTCGGAAAAGCGACATGAGTCCGCCAGCCACACCATCATAAGCCGCATGAAGCCCCGTTACCGCTTTCTCGCAAAGAACAACCGCGCAACTTGGGTGCTGGTCAGGTCTCTGGTTTACGGATTCTTGGGGTTGAACCGCATTCGATCCGCCATCGCCCGGGCCAGGTTCAGTGGCACTCTTCTGTCTTGCCATTTCTTTGTCCGCATCGCTTGGCCATTGTTTCCGAGCGTGGTCTTTGAGCACGAGAATGCCAAAGAACACACCCGCAAGGCCGACGATGATGCCTAGCATGAGGTGCGGCCAAACAGTGGTCAGAGCAAATGCCACGTTGAGCAGGATAAAGATAAAGAACGCGGCCTTGTTATACCTTCGCTTTTGCTCCCCGCGTGACTCTCTATCAAACAAGGTTTCGAGCAATCGCTTATAAGGGTACTCATGAATGCGATTGACGAGCATGCGGTCGATAAGGATGGACCCCAGAGATGCTACTACGTGCCCGATCACGTAGATCGCCAGCAGTGCGCTGATGGTGGCAATGAAGTAGTAGTACCAGTTGGCCATTTCCTCTTTCGGAAACGCCTTTACCATGAGTGCTGTCAAGGAACCCGCGGGTTGAAATACCCGCTCGTGAACGTAGAGGGCAAATACGACAATCGCCCCAGGAATGATGTGACTGAAGACATCGTATGAAGTAAGAAACGCCTTGGCCTCTTTCGGATCCATGTCATTTCCCTCCCGTAGCCGTGGAGCCAAGCCCCACACTATATCTTGACCGCCACCAATGTCAAGTAGCACAGATTAGGCCACACGTGGCAGCATCGAAGGTCTATATGCGTAATCATTTTGCGGTAGTAGCCGAAAACTGCGTTACAACGTGGCCAAACGGCGTATAGTAAGGTGTAGGACAACCAGGTGGGCGACGACTCTGCGGCTGATCCCCGCAGAGTTGCGACCAAAAGAACCAAGGCCGTACAGGGGCCTGTACCCTCTGTGCGGCCTTTCTCTTTTGGCTCGCCCGCCTGGGTCCTGCTTAGGAAACAACTGTGGCCGACGATCTGCAAGATGCGATCCGCACGAACGCCGAAGGGCCGGCGGAGGCCCACGGCGATGCGGGCGGCATGAAGCAGCACAGCCTGCCCGACCAGATCGCGGCGGACAAGTACCTGGCCGGGAAGCGTGCAATGGCCAGCCCCGGCCTCGGCCTCAAGATGGCCAAGATCGTGCCGCCGGGCACGGTGTAACGGCAAGCGGAGAACGGGTTAATGTTGATGTTGTCGTGGCTCAGGAATCTCGGCGCGAAACGCAGGCCCACGTCCATTGGGGCGCGGGCGGTGCGCTTCATCCGCGCGAAGTTCGATTCCGCCCAGACCACGCCTGATAACCGCCGCCATTGGGCCAACGCCGATTACCTTGCGGCCGACGCCGCCGCCAGCCCGGATGTTCGCCGCACCCTGCGATCCCGCGCGCGGTACGAAGTAGCCAACAACTCCTACGCTCGGGGCATCGTCCTGACGCTCGCCAACGACGTGACCGGCACGGGGCCGCGCCTCCAGATGCTCACCGACAGCCCCGAAGCGAATCGGCAGATCGAACGCGAGTTCGGCAAGTGGGCGAAAGCCGCGGGCCTGGCGGAGCGGCTGCGGACAATGCGGATAGCCAGGGCGCAGGACGGCGAGGCGTTCGCCATGCTCGTCTCAAACGGCTCGCTCGCATCCGCCGTGACGCTGGACCTCCGGCTGATCGAGGCCGAGCAGGTAAGCACGCCGGACCTGTCGCTTGCCGCCAAGGCGAACGCCGTGGACGGCATCATCTTCGATTCGTCCGGCAACCCCGTCGAGTACCACGTCCTCAAGGCCCATCCCGGAAGCGACAAGGCGGCGGCGACCGTTGAGTATGACCACGTTCCCGCCGAGGCGATGCTTCACTGGTTCCGCACAGACCGGCCCGGCCAGTCGCGCGGGCTGCCGGACATCCTGCCGGCCCTGCCCCTCTTTGCGCAGTTGCGCCGCTACACGCTGGCGGTGATCGCCGCCGCCGAGTCTGCGGCCAACATCGCCATCTTTATGAAGACCACGGCCCCCGCCGGCGGCGAAGCGGCCGAGGTCGAGCCGATGGCCACGATGGAGTTCGAGCCGAATCTCGCGGTCTTCGGCCCGGAAGGATGGGAACC